TTGGTGACTACATCATTAAAGACGTAAACGGCGAATTTTACCCCTGTAAGCCTGACATATTCGCCAAAACATACGAGGCGGTGGAGGAGTGAAAATTCTAATAGGTGCGCCTGTCCGGCAATCCGAGATAGCGAGTACCAAAAATACATTGAAAATGGCGGCTATGAAGCCGCTTTTTCATAAACAGACATAAGCACTCGAAAGGGTGCTTTTTCTATGCCCTTTTTACTTGTTTTGATGGAAAACAAGGCAATTTCATAGCCCACCACGGCTTAAAACTGAGGGAGGTAATTTCATGTCAGAAGAAATTATGAACGCTATGAGCGGAGAAGAAGTACAGCAGGATTCACCCGAAACGGCGGTTGAAACGGTTGACGCCACCGCAGGCGAACAGGCAACAGCAGAGGAAACACCACAGGAAACACCACAGGAAAAACAGGAAAGGTTGTTCCGTCAAGCCGATGTTGACCGGATTATTCAGGAGAGATTGGCAAGGGAACGACAGAAGCACGAAGCCGAGCTGAAAAGCCACCCGCATTTGTCCTATCTGGAGCAAAAAGCACAAAGGCTGGGGATGACTGTTGAGCAGTTGATTGAGAATGACCGTAAATACGAGGAACAACAGAGAATCAATAGACTTGTTCAGCAGAATATTCCGGAAGAATACGCGCGAAGGCTCTTAAAAGTGGATGAGCTTGAAAAATGGAAGGACATCACCGAGAAACAGCGTCAGGAGCAGGAACGCAGGCTGAAAATGTTCACAGAATTTTTCGAGGCATATCCAGAGTTCAATGACCCAAAGAAGCTGGAAGAGATACCCCGTGAAGTTTGGTTAAAGGTGTATCACCCTGAAAAGAACCCGGGCGGGATATCCATGCTTGACGCTTACACCCGATACGAAAATAAGCTCCTGAAAGCTGAAAAGGAAAAGCTACAGGCCCAACGACAAACACAGCAAGCCAATACCAAGAATGCGGAGAGTTCGACAGGATCGGTTAAGACACCGGGTGCGACAGGCGGCTTCATCTCAAGAGAGCAGTTTGACGCAAACAAAGGCAACATGAATTGGGTTCAGAAGAACCTAGACCTAATTGAAGAATCACGGAAGCACTGGAAATAGTGCTTTTTTTATTTGAAAGGAAGTGAAATGTTATGGCATATGAATTTATCCCTGAGATAGCTCATGCGAAGCTGTTAAAGGAAAGAGAAAAAGCCGCTATTGCAGTAAAACACTGTAATAGGGACTACGAAGGCGACATCAAGTCGCAGGGCGACAGGGTGAAGATCCTGACACCTGGCGAAGTTGAGTTGTTTGAGTATACCCGAAACACCGATATGGGTGATCCTCAGATCATTGACGGCGCTGCTCAATATCTCGACATCACAGAATCACAGGCATTCCAGTATTACCTTGATGATGTTGACAAGAAACAGATGGCACAGAACAGCGAGTTTGAGAGTGCACATCAAAGGAGCGCCGCCTATAAGCTATCTGACTATGCAGACCAGTTTGTGTTTAGAAAGTATGCAGACGCAGGCAAAATAGTCACTACATACAACGCAGCCTTTACAAGTACAGATTGTTTGGCTTTGCTTGCTGCTGCCGACAAGGCCATGAGACTTGCGAATGTTCCGGAGGGCGAAACGAAATACTTTGAAATCTCTCCGGACGTTTACGAGAAGTTTGTCATTGCGAAGATTGTAACTGACACCGACAACAGTAAGACCCTTGAAACCGGGCTTGTTAAGAAGCTGTGGGGACTGAATATATACGTTTCAAACAACGTGTATACAAACGCAGGCGTTTCTTACTGTCTCGTAAGAACTAAAAGGGCCATTGCATACGCAGAACAGATCAACCAGAGCGAATCAATCAGGCATCCTAAACGGTTCGGCGATATCCACAGGGGCTTAATGCTTTGTGGTGCTAAAGTCGTTGTACCTAAGGAACTGGTCTGCTTTGCCATAAAACCGACCGATGAATCCAGCGGGAATGACTAATAGGGGGTGAGATGAATGGCTATTACTGCATCATATTGTAAGAGAAATGACGCTGTGAAATTGACTAAAAACACCGCCGCCGCAACCTTTTCTATAAGCTTGGGAGACAAGCCCGGTGAGAAGGTTGTGATCATTGTTGAGAACAACAACACCACAGCAGGATGTACGGCGACGCTTGAGATTCTTGCCGGAGACTATTTGGCCAATGTGTACGGTACCATGTCGGTAGATGTGGCAAATTCAAGCGCAGCGGTCATTGGTCCTCTTGAAACAGTGCGCTACAAGAATGACGATGGCGAGATTGATTGCGCTTGTGCTGTGACCGGGACTGGCGCAGCCCTTACGAACGTGAAAATCGGCGTTATTAAACTGCCGTAAATCAGTGGGGGCTATATGCCCCCCTTTCCTATTGGAGGGATAACATAACATGAAATTCAAATACAGGCCGAACACGTCAATTATCGACTATGACAAGATGGTGAAGATATGCACTTTTGACGAGAACGGCTTTTACGAAACCGATAACCCAAAGACAATCAAATACCTGACCCAAAAGGCGAGAGCCGTTAAGGTTGTTGAACCCGTGAAAAAGCCGACCGAAGAAAAGGTTTACAAATGCAAAAAGTGTAAGTTTACAACCCCTAACATGGGCGAACTGTTGGCTCATTATCGAACAGAACACCCTAAAAAGTAGGTGATCCAATGTATACCGGTGAAGAAATATTTGAGCGCGCCATGGCAGTCATGGATGAAATCTCCCCGAACGGTACGCTTAATCCTGACGATATCGCAGAATACAAAGCCAAGGCACCGATGTTATTAGACATATGGTCAAGGCGCATGACTCGGATAGCTGGTATGAAAAAAACCTTTGAAATATCGTGTTTCCGCAAAAAGAACTTGCTTGGGGACATGAACCAGCTAGGACAAATCATTGAAAACAACGCCGAGAAGCAAGAATACACCGCCAAGGGCGCAAATTGTTTCTATTTGGAGGTAGACGGGGATTGCACTATCACCTTTAAAGAGAACGGTGGCAGTTTAAGCGGTAAATACTCTTTTAATGGCGGTGAGGAAACCGATTTTACCGACACGATAAATATTACCGTCCCTAACGGAACAACCTCATTTTTGCCCCTACGAGGCATTTTAAGCCCTCAAAGTCAGACAAGCACTATAACAATGACCATTGAAGGGACAAGTTATTTCCGGCACAACAACAGGGCTTTGTCGCCTTATAAGTACAGTTCAGCATTGAAGGTTCCTGATTTCAGACCGTACTATAAGGTAAAAATGCCGGACGATTTTGTGAGCCGGTCACAGGTTATAGCAGAGTACCCTACATTTGAGTATCAGGAAGGATCCCCAAGCATCAAATGGGAAGATAAAGACCTTTATGTGCGTTTTGGTTATGAGGGCTTGGTCAGAGTTGTTTATACGGCATTACCAAAAAAAATTACGTCCCTTGATCAGACTTTGGAATTTGACGAAAATACCGCCATGTCAGCGGTTCCGTATCTTGTCAAACACTTTGCCATGGCGGACATGAACGAGGAAATGGCTAGGGAGGCAAAGGAAGAATTTGCGCAGATGTACGTTGATTTACATACCAATGAACCTCTGACACCAACAGAGATTATTGATGTTTACTTCAATGGGCGGTGAGATTAAATGAAACCGGATTACAAGGTGGTAGATTCCTTTTTAGGTATAAATAAATCATCGACCGAGACATTACTTGAACTTGGTGAAGCGTCCGACATGACCAACTGGATGGTCACAGATGACAGGAAATTACAAAAGATATTCGGTTATATACATATGAACGACAAGGTGGCAGGACAAAAGATAAACGGAATGTGGTACGGCCCCTTAAATGGCGTGAATTATCTTGTATACGCCAGAGGCGGTAAGGTTTATAAGTATGATTTTGACAACAAAGTAGAAATAGATATTGGGACAGTGGTGGACGCATATCCAACCACTTTTTTTGTGACCAATAACACTGTCTACATTATGGACGGCACAGAGTTCTATTCATGGGATACGACAACCTTCCAACAGGTGGATGGTTATGTTCCGACCGTGCTTACTGCCGCACCTCCATTCGGCGGTGGGACAATGCTGGAGAGCATGAACTATATCACAGGCAAAAAGAAAATAAACTTTTCACCCGATGGCGAGGCGTTTACTTTCCAACTCCCCGAATACGATATTGATTCTATTGAGTCCGTCACGCTTGGCGGAGAAGAACAGGAAGAAGGAACAGATTATACCATAGACTTGACAAACGGCAAAGTGATTTTTCCCGAAGCACCTACAGCGGGCGTAAACAGCCTTGTCATCGAATGGAAGAAAGAGGATGAGGAACTACGTAAGCGCATCACAAATTGTCGGCGCTATGGCGGGATGTATTATGCCCGACACTGGATATTTGGAAATCCGGGCTGTAGAAATACCCGGTTCCCGTCCGGCGTGACCAAAGCCGGAGTAAGCGATCCTACATATTGGCCTATGTATACCGATTCAAACGTTGGTGAGTATGAGATCACTGACATTATCACGCATTACGATAAACAACTTGTATTCACGTCCGGCGATTCGTCCGGGGCGAGTGCATGGTATTCCACAAGCGAAACATTCACTGATCCTAATAGTGGGCTTATAACCACAATATTTCCGACCTTCCCAATCAATGCAAAGGTTGGTAATGTAGCTCCGGGGCAGGTTCAGCTTATAACCAATAACCCGTTTACCTTGTGGAAAGGCGTGTATCAGTGGGTTAGCACTTATGTAATGAACGAAAAGAACGCCCAATGGATATCACAACGTATACAGCGAGATCTGGACACTCTGGACTTGTCAAAAGCCATTACATGGGATTGGGAAGATAAAGGATTGTATTTATTGTGTATTGGAAAACGAATTTGGGTTTACAATTACCGTGTGGATGTATGGTATGTTTTAGAACTTGCCCATGAACCGACCTGCTTCATAACCGTTGGCAAACAACTTTGTTTCGGGACGACAGACGGGCAAATCATGAAGTTTGACGAAAACGCCGCCACGTTTGACGGTGAGGAAATTGTTGCTACATGGGATATGGGTTATCACGCATTCGGTACTGATTACATACGGAAATTTATACAGATGATGTTCATATCGCTCAAGCCGTTCATCAGTACCCATGTTGATATTTATTTGTCAACTGACAGAAACGCAGCATGGAGGTATATCAAGACGGTTTCATACGGGTTGAGTAGCTTTGAAAACTGGGATTTTTCCAACTTCTCATTTCAGACCAACTATAGCCCACAGCCGAAAAAAGTGAAGCTAAAAGCGAAAAAAATTGACTACCTGAAAATCCGCTTGGTTTGTGGCGGTACAGATGGCGCAACAGTGCTGTCAATCACACTGCCAACACGCACAGGTGGAATTGTAAAGAACAGAGAGGGGTGATTACATGGCAATGACACCATATACCGGAGAAACACTCACAATAGCAAATATCGGCACTACACCGCAAGAAAGAGCAATGGAAACGTCAGAATTTAAGATGGCATTTAGTAAGGACTTCCATGAGTTTGTTGAGTGGTTTAACGATACACACAAGACGGATTTTGACGCAGTTCAAACGGAAATTACGTCGCATAAGGCAGATAGTACGGCGCATGGCGCGTCGCACAAGAACCTCCTGCATAACTGGGATTTCAGGAATCCCGTGAATCAGAGAGGGTTGACGAGTTATGCCGTCGAGACTTCTCCGACCTATACGATAGATCGATGGAGAGCAACATCGCTTGGCTCAGGTACCGTTACCGTTAACTCTGGATATATAACAATTCAAAGTATTTCTGGAGAAACATATATATACCAGGTGATTTATGATAACTACTTATATAAAGGTAAAACAGTTACCTTCTCAGCCAAGGTTAACGGCTTAAGTGGGTCCGGACAGGCGTATATTTTGATTTATGACGGTGTAAGTGAGTCTCGTTTAAACATAGCTAGCAATGGATATGTAAGCATAACAAAGACTATAAGCGCTAGCGCATCGACACTTTTTGTACGTGTAGCTGCGTATTCCGGATATTCTGCTAATTTCGAATGCGTAAAGCTTGAAATGGGTTATCTTTCCACCCTTGCCAATGACCCACCTGCTGATTATGGAGAACAATTGGCATTGTGTCAGAGGTATTATCAGACGATTTCCCGTGACCCTGTTGGCATGGGCTACATAAGCAGTGCGGGCACAACTGCGTATATTACAGTACCTACACCAGTTACAATGCGTACTACTCCAACGCTTGTGGGTGCTACTGCCGAGGATTTTAGGGTTAGGCAAAAAGCAACTGATATTACACCAACTGCATTCAATATTGTTAAATATGACAATCTTATAGTTTTACGCTTTACAGTTGAAGGCGCAACAGCACGTGAAATCGCTGGTGCTTACGCGCTCCCCAACAAAAGTATTGCACTCTCAGCAGACTTATAAGGAGGTTGAATAATGGATAATAATTACAAAGTCTATGTCAAAGTAGATGAAAACAACAATATCACAGCAGTTAATTCCTCCGCATTCTTGCCCGACACGACAGGCTACATCGAGATAGACGAGGGTGTAGGTGATAAGTATCATCATGCACAGAACCACTACTTGGATAAGCCGTTGACGGACGATTATGGGCGGTTTAATTATAGGTATATTGATGGGAAAGTGGTTGAAATACCAGAATCAGAAAAACCACCCGTACCAGCCCCTGGGCCATCGATGACGGAGCGGCTGGAAGCTCTTGAGGCCGCTGTGTTGGAGGTGATACTCGGTGGCTAAATTTTTAGCAATGCAAATAAGATTGGGTAAAATAACCATTGATGATGTGCCTGAAAAATATCGGTCGGAAGTAGAAGAAATCCTTAATGGTTAAGTCACATTAGGATACATATACGCCCCTTGATTAAAATTTACCATTCGTGGTAAAATACATTTAGGGGTGATGAATGCTTATTTTCAGGCGTTGACTACGATGATGGGCAATATTGGATTGGGGTGTCAGACACATTCATGACACGAGGCTCATCGGGCGGCGCAGTATTTAACTAAAACATAGCAAGAATTCTCCCATCCTCTATAGGAGGGAGATGAATTGCGTACTACAATTCGGGGAAGGAACAGCCCCTTGAGCGTGGGTAATCTGGTAACAGAAGTTACCTTGACCACGAAGCCACCACCTCTATAGGTGGGGGTAGTTCACCGAACATGGTGAGATTATTGGGATGGCGTGTATGGGGACTGAAGGGTTGAACAACGCAATCCCAATCAACGACATTAAACCGATTCTACAAAAGGTTATCAAATAAAATATGTAGCCCTCATTAATTGAAGGCACTCGCAAAAGCGGGTGTCTTTTTGTTATGCACAAAAGGAGATGATTTCATGGCTTATATTCCATCGTCCGTGCGAGCGGCACAGGAAGCAGCAAAGAAGCAACAGAAATTATGGGAAGAAGAACAAAAAAAGAATAGCTCCACCGCCGCACAGGCCGGAATAAAGACGGGGGCGTACGCTGGTTTGCCAAAGACCACGCCGATATATGAGGCGGGCTATGTGCCTACTGCTGTTCAAGCGGCACAGGAAGCGGCAAAACGGCAACAAGAAAAGACCGCTCCCACGGCGGCGCAGGAAGTGGAACAGGCACGAAAAGAGCAGATAGATATAAAGAAAAGCACAACGCCTGCGCAGTCAACATCTTCATCCAGCACGCCGATATATGAGGCGGGCTATGTGCCTACTGCTGTTCAAGCGGCACAGGAAGCGGCAAATAAGTACCAGGATTATGTGGCTTCACAACAGTCATCCACAAAACCCACGGCATCACAGGTTTCTTCTGCTCCCGCACCTTCTACGCCGGAAGTTACTTCACAGCCTCCCGCAAAAGTTACTTCACAGCCTCCCGCACCTTCTACGCCGGAAGTTACTTCACAGCCTCCCGCACCTTCTACGCCGGAAGTTACTTCACAGCCTCCCGCATCGGTGGGGACAGGGGAAATACCAGATTATTGGGAAAATATACCAACCCCAGATACTAGTCATGTTGTCGCCGAAACTAATTTACCTAGAGAGGATGATCCGCCTACCTCTGTTGACACCGGTCCTTCCGAAGCTGAGATCATACGACAAATGATTGAGGACGCAAAGAAGGCCAGGATAGCTTCAATGCTTGCGTCTTTAGACAAGATGTATGAAGCCCAGCTTGAAGCTATTGCCGAAGAAGAAGCTGGGGTTAGACCACGGTACTATGACGAGCGAAACCGGATACAGGGGCAGTCTGACGTAAACGCTTTGAACTTTGCCCAGTACATGGCAGGGCGAGGTATCCAAGGTTCAGCAGGTGGCATGAACGAACTGTATCGCAATGCTGCATTGCAAGGCGAGCTGGGCAGGTTAAGCAGACAAGAACAAGCCATGTATGACTCGCTTGCCAGAGACAGGGCAAGATTGAAAAATGCCTATGAATCTGACAAGGTATTGGCAGCATCAGACATTGAAGCACAGGGTTTGCAGTCACTTATAAACCAAATGAATGCAGATAGAGCATTCGGGCTGCAAGAAGCTGCCTTGACAGGCTCATACAAGGGACAACCGACCTTTGAAAAAATGAATGCAGATAGAGCATTCGCGCTGCGAGAAGCTGGCTTGACAGGCTCATACAAGGGACAACCGACCTTTGAAAAAGTGAAATGGCAAGCGGACGAGGCTTACCGTGCTAAGAGCTTTGACGAAATGGTGCGACAGTTTGAGGCTAAGTACGGGCTTGATCTCAGGCAAGCGAACCTTAACGAAGCCAAACAAGCTATTGAAAACGCATACAGGCAGGGGCAAATATCTTACCTCCAGAAACAAAAGGACTTGCTGGATGCTGAAATCGCCTACAAGCAAAAGCAGACTGAATTGTTAGGTTCAGAATCCGGGGGAGAAGCGTTAAAGCCTGGAGATTACAAGACTAACCCAGACTTTGCGGCAGATTATGCGAAGGTTCTTGCCGACCCTGAAACCACGTATGCAATACTTATGAGCGAGGAAGGAGCGGCTGCTTTTATTCAAAAGTATGGCATTGACGGATACAATGAGCTATTGAGGTTAGCGAGGGGATACTAATGGCAGGACTGTTTGAACAGTTTGACTCACAAAAGAATAAGTCATCTGGCGGACTGTTTGCAGAGTTTGACCCACAAAAGAATACGCCATCTGGTGGACTGTTTGCAGAGTTCATGAAACCTTCATGGACTGATCCCGCCGATTCTCTCCCTCCTGTAGAGCGTGACAGGGCAATTCAGCGACGCCGGAGCAAAATGGGGACAGAAAAGAACATGAACCCCAGTGTTATTACGGAAGTCGAACAGCCCAAGACGTTTTGGCAGAAGGCGGGAGAAACAATCAAGAACATCATAACCGACCCGTTTGGCTCTTTGGAACGTGGAGCAAAGGCTATTGATGAATCCGACAGCTTTATCGCAAGAAACTTGAGTGCAGGGTCGGCGCAACTGGCCGAATCATGGAACACAACATTGGGTGGCTACGACAGGTCACGGGATGAAAACACGGCAACGGGCGCAGACATACTCATCCGTGAAAGTGCAGAAAAACTAATACCCCGTGGTGATCAGACAATACCCGGCCAGCTTATCCAGACAATTCCGCAGATGGCGGGAAGCGTGTATTCCACCCTGATTGGCGGCCCTTTGGGTGCTTTTGGTTTTTCGCTTGGCTCTACATATGGAAGTGCATACGGACAAGCCCGTGACGCAGGCGCAAGTCACGAACAGGCCAGAACCGCTGCATTGTTGCAGGCTATACCGCAGGCGGCGATCGAAGCAACGGGCGGTGTTGAACGGATTATCGGCCAACCCGTAAAACAAGGCTTTTTGAGGACAGTGGGTAGAGCAGCACTTGAAGAAGGACTGGAAGAAGTGGCGCAATATCCGTTTGAGGGGTTATCAAAGAAACTGACTTATGCGCCTGAAACCCCGATAGCATCAGTTAAGGAAAGTGCAATATTAAACCCTGTTGAGATGGGGCAAAACGCATTAGTTGGCGGTCTTGCAGGCGGTCTATTTGGTGGAGCAACAAACGTAATAACAAATGGCGTACGCTTGCCAAAACCGAAACAAGCGCCTGTTCAGCAACAGGCCGCTCCAACCGCAGATTTTACCCCAATAGGCGGCAAGCCTACACAAGTTGTCGAAGGATTGTCCGTGCAACAAGGTTTTACACCCATCGGCGGCGAGCCTACACAGCAAGAGTTTACGCCGATTAGGGGGAAACCAGAACCAAATATTCCACAAGGTGAAAAGTTGCTTTCATTCCCTCAGACTATGGAAAGTAGCGATACAACCGCACCTGAGTTAAAGCAGATGATAAAGGACAACCCATTGAGTTACCAGCCTATCAATAACCCTGACACCTTGAAGCTGGCGCAGCAGATAGTTGATCAAAACTTTGAGGCGGCAAAGCGTGTTGTTATGGAGGGTGAGTCATTCTCAAATGCAACTGAGTCAGCTATGGCACAGGACATTATTAGACGGTTACAGAATGAGAGAAAATGGGACGATGCTTTTGAAGTGATGGAAGCGACAGCCAGAAAAGGCAAGGCAAGCGGTCAGGCTATACAAGTGTTTGCAATGTGGCGTAGGATGACCCCCGAAGGTATGTTGAAATATGCCCATAGGGTTATCAGCCAAGCACAGGAAGCCGGTGCGAAAAACGCCAAGTTGACACCTGAATTTGCTGATAGGTTGACAGACGCTATGGAACGCATTAATCAAACGACAGACCCGACACAGTTACAGGCGTTAATCAAAGAACAGGCAGGGAAAATGCCAAAATGGACAGAAAAAATGATATCTAAGAAGACCACAGAACAATTAAAGGACATTGCAATAGCGCAAGTTCTTTCGGATATTGCCGACCAAGTCCCGTCAAGTGTATGGAAAAAGCTGTCCGCGATACAGGCGTTCTCTCACCTGATAAACGCTAAGACTGCGGGGAGGAACATATACAGTACCATTTCTTTTAGTATAGCAGAAAAACTTTCAAATATTGTAGCGACACCCATTGACTTTGCCATATCAAAGTTTACGGGGAAGAGATCCCTTACGCTCCCACAGACAGGCAAGGAATCTATTAAGGCAGGTATAGAACAGGCTAAAGAAGCAGCCATTGATATTGCGCTTGGCATAAACCGTACCGGAGTAAGAGACGGGAAATACAATGTACCACGAGGTAAGACATTTAAAAAGGGTGCAGGCAGAATGGCCGAGAAATTACTTGGTTATGAACTGGTTGTACCTGATGAATTTTTCAAGGGTGAAGTCTTTTATGACGTATTGCAGCAGCTAATGAAGGTTGAAGGCCTTACCCAGCCGACACAAGAAATGATTGAATATGCACAGTTAAGAGCGAGATACGCAACATTCCAAGATGACAGTTTGCCCGCTAGAATCCTTCAAGGCTTGAAAGACCTTGCCAACAAGATTGGTGGAGGTCAGGAAATTCGTGGCAGAAGCGGAATGATGACGCATGAGTTTGGGGCGGGGGATTTACTTATTAAATACACAACCGTGCCCGGAAACATAATCGCAAGAAGCGTTGAATATACCCCAATGGGAATGTTTAAAATACTTTCCATCGCCAATAACGCTAAAATGTCAGGCAAGGTAAAACAGTCTGAAATAGCCATGACCATAGGACGTTCTGTTGTTGGCACAACGTGCTTTATCGGGTTAGGTGCATTGCTGAAACATCTTGGTTTGCTTATTTCCGAGGACAGAGACAGGGGTAAGAACGCCACAGCATTAGATAGGGCAGAAGGCTTGGGCAACTATAAAGTGAACATGAGCGCATTTGGACGGCTTGTCAATGGACAAGACCCAACCCCACAATACGGCGACCATCTTGTTTCATATAACTGGCTAGAACCCGTGGGCGTGACATTGGCAGTAGGGGCGACAATCTATGACGAAACGCACAAGGACGGAACTATTCCGGAGATTGTGTTTAATTCGGCAAATGCGGCCATGGAGGAAATCCTTGACCTACCAACGCTTTCTGTGATCCGGCAGATGACATATCAGGATAATGTATTTGATGCCTTGATTACTCCGTTTGTTCAGGGTGTGTCAGGGTTCATCCCCAGCCCAATACGTCAAACAGCGCAAATGCTTGATCCCGTAGCAAGAGACACTAAAGGAAATACACCGATTGAAACCATGGGCAAGCGAATACAAACAAGCATACCGCTATGGCGTGAGGGGCTGGAACCGAAAATAGCCCCATTTGGCGGTGAAATTGAGTATCCGACAAGCGTATGGAACAGTTTATTGAATCCTGGGCAGACAAGCATCTACACACCAAGTACCGTTACGGAAGATTTAAAACGCCTAGAGGATATCACTGGTAGCAACACCCATTACCCAAGAGAGAAGGCTCCAAAGAGTTTTGATTTCAATTCAGTAACGTACGAGTTAACACCCGAAGAAAAGACACTGTACATGCGTATAGAAGGTGAGGCATTGCTGAAAATGTACGAACGCATCCTTGCCAATGGTTACACTGAGCAAACGGCAGCGGGTATTGTTAAAGCCCTTGAAAGCGCCAAGAGCACAGCGCATGAGATAGCAAAGCGAGAGATACTCCGAAGGCGTGGCATAATACGCTAAAAACTAAAGCAAGAGGGGCAAGGTACTGACATACCAAGCCCCTTTAGTTTACCCACGGCAAACCGTGAGTAGTTTAAATTTACCACAGAAAGACGGGTGCTAAACATGGAGCAGTATGTAAGCGAAAAAACATGCAAGGTAACACATAGCGGCATTGAAAAGGAATTTGACCGTACAGAGCGAAGGTTAAACGCTCATTCGGAGCAGATTGATTCAATACAAGAGGCAATTATAAAGCTCACAACATTAGTTGATTCGATAAGCAAAAAAAGCATATTTGACAAAATCCTGACCGTGTCGGTGTTTATTATTGCCGTTGTACTGTTGGCTGTGATATTAGGACCCGAATATGTTGGGAAGATACTGGGGGTGGCTAATTGAAGATCAATGAAGAAAAGTACAACTGGGCCAGGACCAACTTCAGCCAAAACAAACCCGACACCATCGTGATTCACCATGCGCTATCTCCAAATTGCACAGCCCAAGACATCCACCGCTGGCATCTTGAAAAAGGCTGGGCGGGGATAGCCTACCACTATTTCATCCGCAAGGATGGTAGCATCTATCGTGGCAGGCAGGAAACGTGGCAGGGCGGCGGTCTTTTGGGCAGCGAGAATAAAGGCGCAATCCAAATCTGCTTGGAAGGCTGCTATACAGACTATGGGATGCAGACAGAAAAGACCGTGCCTGCAGCGCAGATGGCGGCCCTGGTGGAGTTGTGCCGGGACATTACGAAGCGCTGGAATATTGTTGCTATCAAACGTCATGCCGATTATCCGTCGGCACAGGCAGACAAGAAAGACTGCCCGGGCAAATACTTCCCGTGGGCAGAATTTTTGCAGAGGATTGGAGAGAGTTTTGTGTCTGTATCAGTAAGCGATACATGGAAGGACAAGGCTGTGGACTTCGTAATGAAGTTCCAGAAGGAAACCGGGCTCGTGGTTGATGGTAAAGCTGGTGACAACACCAATGCCAAGCTGGACGAGGTCCTGAAGAAGTTCAAGGAGCCGCCCAAGGACAATGGGCAGGCTGCTGCCATCAAGGAAGCCTGGGACAAGTTCATGAACGCCATCAACGCCATCAAATAGGAAGGGGTGAATACATATGCTCGACAGCTTCATAATTGTGGGACTGACGATGGTCATCGTTAACTTCGCAAAAACCTTCAGCGTATTCGGCACAAGGAGAGGGAAACTGCTCATACCTTTGCTTGTATTCTTTGTTGCCGCCGCATTGAATGTGGTCAACGCCTTGGTATTCGGCGGCGCAGTTCTTCCGGCCCTGAAAGATGGCTTCATCCTTGGCGCATCTGCCGGCGGCATATACTCAATGGGCAAAAAGCAGATGGAAAAGTTTGAAACGGCATGATGCCCCTGTTTAATCAGGGGACTTGCAAAAGACAAAAACTGAAGCACAAAAGAAAAACATGGTTCCTCCTTAATTCGCCCCGGCTTTGGCCGGGGTTATTTTTTTATGTAATTGTGCAAAATTCAATAATAATTTAAAAAAATGTTTGCTTGATTGCATTTTTGCATTGACAAAGTTCATTACTGTGATAAAATATAAATAGAAATTGCATTATATGCAATAATTCGCGAATTTAGAAGGGGGTGTATGTATGAGAGTGAAGAAACGTAAAGAGAAAATGTTCCTGGCGCTTCGGGCCATGATCACGGCAAGGGGGCACAACCTGAAAACATTCGCGTATGCGTTGGGCATTACTCAACAGGCGCTTAGTGCAAAACTATCCGGACGCTCTGACTTTACCCTAAAGGAAATTGTCAAGGCGTGCAATATCCTTGGAACATCTGATGTGACCATTTTTTTTGAACCTAAATTGCATAATCTGCATTTTTTAAACGACAAGGCGGTGTCTTGACAGAGGGAAAGGATTGGTGTACATATGAAAGAATTGCAAGTCTTTAATTATTCGGACAAGCCCGTCCGAACACTTCTAAAAGACGGTGAACCGTGGTTCGTTGCGAACGATGTTTGCAACATCTTGGATTTATCAAATCCCAGAATGGCGGTCAGCAGGTTGGACGAGGATGAAAAGGGTGTAAGTATTGTTGACACCCCTGGCGGAAAGCAGGAGGTGACTGTCGTTTCTGAATCCGGCCTTTATGCCCTGATCCTGACCAGCCGCAAACCCGAGGCCGAAAACTTCAAACGCTGGATCCGGAAAGAAGTCATCCCTTCTATCCGCAAGCACGGTGCCTATATGACGCCCGAAACAATCGAGAAAGTTCTCTCGGATCCGGACACAATCATCCGTCTTGCAACCGAGCTGAAAAAGGAAAGACAAAGGCGCATGGAGCTGGAACCGAAAGCACAAGGTTATGACTATCTCATGAATGCCCAGGGAACCGTAACAATCGGTGAAGCTGCAAAAATAATTGACATTAAAGGAATTGGTCAGAACAAGTTTTTCAAAATCCTTGTAGCAGAAGGAATAATCTATAAAAAAGGCAACTCATACTTACCTTATTCCGAATATAAGGAGCATTTCGTAGTTAAACAAAATCCTATTCCGATGGGCGACATGGTTGTCGAACGCAGTCAACTATATCTTGATATGGCCGGACTTGACTGGCTGGCAAAATTGTTGGCCCGCAGAGGATATGAGGTGAACTATACACAGAAAAAAGCATTAGTCGGATAGAAAAGGAGGGGACAAGCTATGAAAGAAACTCGAGAAGTAGGCCGTGCAACGTCAATATCCATCAAGTGCAAAGCTTGCGGAAAAGTCTTCGTAATGGGCAGGAGAGAAATCATGTGGTACTCCAACATGGGCTACCCGCTCCCGAAACGGTGCCCGGAGTGCAGGATGAAGAGAAAGGAGGC